AGGAGGCACATACACAGGCCGCACACGCGGGGTGTAAACGCTGTTTTCAGGGTTGTCGTAAAAACGCAGCGTAGACGCTTGCCCTTGCGTTGGCGTAGCAGCCCGCAAAGCCATGATCAACGCGTTGGCGGGTGCCACAGTAGCCGGTGCGGTTGCCATTACATCATTCCCCCAACATTGACCATGAGGTGCGAAGACATGAATAGCGTCTGCGGAACGCCGCGCACCTTCATGCGAATCGAGCCGTAGTAACCTAGCCCAGTTGCACCAACCCAAGACTCATAAGTGTCAGTCCCGCCCACCCACAAGGCAGCGTTCCACACCGCAGAATCCCAAAACGCCAACGCGTCTTGAGAGAACGCTGGAGAGCCTTCAACGCCAGTGAACTGATACTGAGTGTTAACGCGCAGCTTGACGCTTGGCGCTTCGGGTGCCACAAACACTGGGCGAGCTAGACCAAAGCGCTTGATTTGCCCAGGCGAGTCAAATGACTGAAACGATGTCTGCACATCGCCTTCAATCGGGTCACCGCCAGTGCCATCCAGCGCAACTCCATCGCGCTTGCCATACAAGCCGTGACAAACAACCTCACCAGTGCAGAAGTACAGCTCACCATCCCAAATGGCCGTCGCAAACATTGGCATGTTGCTGAACGTACACCACGCGCCCGTGGTGATGTTCATGGCGAACTGCTGATACACACCGTTTTGCGGCGGCAGCTTGATGACCAGAATGTCCTGCGACGGAACAATAAAGATGTCCCAGCCTTCGACATTGCGCAGTTGACGCACCAACGGCGTCAGGACTGACTGAATCTTGCTGCTAACGCCATTGTTGGACTCAACAAACTGCCCGTTGACCAGCTTGCTGACGGGCACCAGACCCATCTCAGACAGGATCATCACATCACCGCCAAACGCGGTGAAAAAGCGTCCGATGGTCGGCACAGGGCCAACGTACCAAGTGCCCTTGATGGCAAAAGTGGTCGCGCTGGCCGGGTCAGTACCAGTCCACACAGACAAGTCACCTTGCGAGCCAACCACTACCAAGTGGTCATCAATGCCAACGCCAGCGTCCAGCGTCCAACTGATCAAGCCGCAGATGTAGCCGCCATTGCGCAACTGCGATCCCATGTTGAACGCGGACGTTGCACCAGTCACAACATTGACGTTGTGCATGTAATAGATGTTGGCGCTGTTCTTGACGGTAAAGAAGACGCGTTGCTTCCATACCATCACAGAATTCAATCCTGTTGTCGGCAGGCTTGACGGCGTGCGCTTGATCCAACCGCTTGCGTTTGAATAGGTCCAGTAGCCGCCACTCGCAGACACAGCCAGCAGGAAGTTGTCAGCGCCCGTCGAAAACATCGTGGTAGACCAGATGTCATCCGTGCTGCCAGTGGCAGATTGCGAGACAGCTACTGTGCCGTCAGTAATGTCATAGATGTTGCCGTTGGCAGCAGCAAACAGCTTGTCATCGCCATCCAACGCGCTGTAAGCAAAAACGGACTTTGGCTCGTAGCCAATGGACTCCGTGAACACTTGATAGCCGTAGCGCAGTTCAACGCCGGTCTGGCGCGGAACCATGTTGTCCAACACCACCGCGTCAATCGGTGACATGGCGCTGATGGGGTCACGCAGATTCAGTCCCCCAACAGGGGCAGGCACGTTGACCAACGATGACGTCTGCGTAGCCGCTGCCCTACGCGGCGTCTTGAATGGAGCCAACTCCTGCAGAGGCATGTCAGGCTCCGTAGCCGGTGTCAGGCGTATTCGTCAGCGGTTGCAGGTATGGGAACGTGTAGTCCCGCACCATCGTCAGCACGGGTGCTCCTCGCTCGTTGCCCTTGCGGTTTTCCAAGTTCACTTGGAAGTCACGCATGGCCGCAGCGGAATCAAAGCCCTTCATCTCCAGCCACTTTACACGCGCCAGCAGTGTGACCAGATACGGGTCAATCAAGATGACGTCACCATTCTTGGTAACGCGGTTCTTGTACAGCGTGGAGTCATCCGCATCGCGGACCCACGCAATAGACAAGTAGAAGAACGTCAGGTCTTGCGCACTGTCAGGCGGCGCCAAGATGTAAATCTGGTTGTCGCGGACCTGCCAGTAAAAGGACAGCGTTGGCAGCGTGGTACGCACCAACAACTGCTGCCAAAACTGAGCACTAATTGGACCCAGCGCAGGCAACTGATTCGTCTCGTTCCACTGAGTCTGGTCAACAAACTCGTAGAAGTCATCCGGCAGCGCAAACGCCTTCTCCTTCTGCCCGCTCATGTCTGAGACGATGCTGATGGTGTAAGGCTTTGTCAGCTCCTGCCAATCGTGCATGGACAGGAGATCAACCCCAGCGAGGTTGACCGCCTGCACCATCTGCTGCACTGCCGGATCAGTCGATCCAGCGGCGTCTGCTGGGGTCGGATACCCCACCATAGACGCCATGTTCTGAACAACGGCAAGCAGCGATGAGTCGTCTACAAGCTGGAATGCCATTGCTCAGTCCTTACGTTAGGCTTCTTCGGTAGCCGCAACCTTGCGCTGCTTGGTGTTAGCCATCAGCGCAGCCATCTGCGCCTTCAGCGTCTCAATCTCTTCATCACGCTTGGCAAGCTCAGCGTGCATCTTCTCGATAGGCGCGTTGCCTGCAGCCACCTCAAGAAATGCCTTGGCCTTCTGCTTGTCTGAGTGGAAGCTCATGAACTTCTGACCCAGATTGTCATTGGCATCAGCCAACTGCTCAACCGTGACAATCTTGAAGAACTTGTATTCCTCGATCTTCACCGGGTTCATGCCAGGCAGCGCGGTCAATGGCGTGCCAACAATCGCGTCGGCCTGACCAGACTTCCACTTGGCATAGCGGTCAGCAAAACGCTGCTTGTCCTGCTCAGTGGCAATGCGGTCAATGACGCTGGTCTTGTCACCAGGCACATGAATGCGGATGAAATCGCGCTCTTCATAAATTGCACGCCCAGCGTCTTGGCTCTTGCCAGAGATCATCACCGGCTTGCGGTGAAACTCAACGTACAGCCGCGAATCCGCTGCAAAGCGGGACTCATCAAGCCGAGGCAAGTTGCTGAAATCTTCAAACTCTGTAGGTGTGGTGGTCTGCATTTTTTATCCTTATGAAAACGTGAAAAGGGGGCAGCAGTCGAAACTGCCACCCCCGCGTGCCATTACAGCGTCCGGCCAACGGTCGGATACGAGAACATCGCATCCGCGTTAGTCGCTGCAGCGCCGCCAGTAGCGGTGCCCAGCACCAGACCATTAATGACTTCAGCGCCAGCGGTGGCATCGTCATCAACCGCGCCGCCAGTAGCGGTGCTGTTCAACTGGGTGCCCTTTGCAGCAGAAGCCAACGTGCGAACGCTGCCCTTGCCGTAAATCTGGAACCAGCCGTACTCGTTGTCAGCCATAACGGCCTGAGCAGCACCAGCGCGAGTGCCAGGGCCAGACGCGCCAGGAGCGGTCGTGGTCGTGGTCGCCATGATGAAGTCAAAACCCGTCTCTTCGACGCACAGGTAGCCAGCACCCGTGACAGCACCATCAGCGCGGCCATAGATGAACTCCTGATATCCGTTGGTGGGATCGTCGTACCCACCAACAGTACCGAGACGGAACGCGGGCACTGCGGTAGCCGCAGTGATTTGGTCTTTGCTAAGACCGATGACAGCTTGTGCCATTTGGAACTCCTAAAAAAAACCCTCGGGAAAGTGGGTCACACGATCCCGAGGGAAAGGTGACCCACCACAGGCCCACCAAATCAGTTCTGCAGACGGCCCTGGAACTGAGCGCCAGAGCAGGTCAAGTTACCCGCCCAACCAATCACGGACACTTCCGCGTCCTGATTGATCGCATAACGCTTGTTAGGCGACAGAGCGACCATGTTCCGGTCGCGGTGAGGACGCCACTTCAGGTACTTGGTGTTCAGGAAGAAGCCAGTGCTCGACGGGCAGAAGCCGCCGATACCGCCGTCCAGAACCACATCAAGTGCCCCGGTCAATGCCACCGTAGGTGCCACTGCCAGGAGACGAAGGAACAGCAGCGTTCAGGCCGGTGATTTCCTTGCCACCGCTGCCGGTGCCATCGGAATACACAGACTGAGCCAGCTTGTTCATCATCGTGGACTCAGCCACGTTCAGACGCGCTTCCAGCAGGTCGATCAAGGCTTCCTTGCCGCTGTTCTGCAGCATCTCCAGACCGGAGATGACCACAGGGCAGGCAAGCTGCTTGATCTGGTACTCAGCGGCGCTGATGACGTCCTGAGCCGCAACCGGCAGCAGGTCGTAACCGCTGTAGAAGCCAGCATTTGCGTTCTCAGCAAACGACAGCTCTTCCAGAATTACGTTGCCACCGCTGATGGTGCGGATGTTGCCGCGCTGGCCCAGACGGGCGAGAAGCGCGTTGTTCTTGGTTACGTTGTCGGCAATCGTGCGCGAACGATTTTGAATCGTCGTTGCGATGATGTCCGTTACGGAGGTATTGGCAAATGCCATTTTGAAAGCTCCACAGAAAAAAGGGTTAACACGCTTGCGCGTGCGCCTGATTCATGTGGCCTACGTCAGACCTTTGTCAGTCCGTACTGCGTAGGTAATAGCCGCCTCAATCGCGCTGCGGACGTCATTGTTCTGCACCTGCGGCGCACCCATCGGAGCCCCGCTGGAAGTTACGCTGACGGCAGCCGAACGAGCCCGTTGCGCAGCCTGCGTTTTATTTTGGAATCCGCGCTGCTGCGAGCGCGTCTGCAGCACCTTGCGCACGCTAGGATTCATTAGGCACGCCTGCTTGTACGCGTCAGCCAAGGTAAGTTCACGGCCATTCCTCTGAGCAACTTCCATCAAGTCAGCCATCTCGTTGCGCACATCGTTGCCAAACTCGGCCTTTTCAATGAACTGCGCCACCTCGCTCTGAGCGCGGGAAGCCAACTGATGTTGTTGCGCTTGCTGAGCTTGCTGAAACTGCGTCATGAACTGCTGCACAGGCGCCAACTGCTGCTGAATGACCTGCTGCAATTGATGCTGCTGCGGGTCAACCTGCGGCGTGGCCCCAGCTAACGCGCCGTCCAGCATCTCGATGAAGTTCTGACCGAATCTGCCAGTGCCAAACTGCTTGACCATGCCCGCCATCAGATTGGCAAGCTCAGGCCCGGTGGCTGTGCGCAGACGCACTGCCGTGCCCATCAGGTTGTCAATGACCTGCATGGGCGTTGCGCCCTCGGCGCGAATGTAAGCCTCGTAAGGCTGGAAAGCCCTGCTGATGGACTCGGCGTACTTACGCGCCTCAGCAGTCTCTTGCAGCGTGCGCTGCACCTCGGCTTCTCTACGCGCTACTTCTGCGCGTACAGGCTCAGGTAGTTTGCTCCAATGATCCCGCAGCTCAGGCTTCCAC